GACACATCCTGGCGGGTGTGTGAGTGCTTTGAACACCTTCATCTAAGGAGACAAAGATGTCCAAAAGACATACAGACACTATATGCAACCGCCTATCTATTCTAGGACTGAAACAAGTCCAGGTCCACCATTTGATGGATACCATTGAAAAATGGATCCGATCTGAAGGGGCTGAAAATGCTGTCAAAAGACTTAAGTCCATCAAAACGGCTTATGTCCAAACAGTGTTTGAACGCCGTAGAGTAGTGGTTCCTTGGGTTTCCCATAACTCCAAAACTGTGAAAGGCCCTTTTAAGGTCCTTTTCAAGCTAGGGGCTTCTGGTAACCCAAAGAAGATTCAGCGGGCGCTTAGTGCTTTGCTAGTCTACACTACGCAAGTGTCACAAAAAATGACACCTACCCAGAGAGCTAAGTTCTTTAGTTCTGTATTGGCTCCCGTTACAACCAAGGAAGAATTCCTTGAGAAGTCCGGTTTGACAGAGGCTGACTATCAGTCAGCCTTGGAGCGTTGGATACCAACCCTATTCCAGCCTTCGGATGGCTTACGCCATACGCAAGATTGGAAGAAAAGTTTGGCCTTCCAACTGACACGGGTTAACATAGCGGACTTCGTCGAAAGACGAGGCCCCATGCTACTCGGTCATGGTACGAAACTATGGGCTAAGAGTGATTTTGGTATCACTACCATGTTTCCCTATTTACACGGGAAACAAGATCTGATTTTTAAGGACTGGAAGGAATTCCAGTACATTAATCCTGTCATGTTGGCAGGAGGGGAAATGCCGGCTGGAAGGCTGGCCTTTCTGCAAGAACCTGGGTATAAACTCAGGGCTATTGCGAACCCAAATCCTATTCTAAATTACTGCATTAGTCCACTCAAAAAGTACCTTTTGGGTATTTTAGAGAAGCACGAAGCAGATTGCACTCATGATCAAATGAAGGGAGTCACGTGGGCCCAAACTCATCTGAAGTTAGACCGTCAGGTCGCTTCAGTTGACCTTTCTGACGCCACCAACTTGTATCCATTTTGGATGCAAGAGGAGGTGTTGAAAGGCATCTACAATTTCAC